GCATTATGATCGAAGAAATATTCTCTGTAAACGCTCTCAAGTTTTCCGACAGCTTCCTCAAGTCGATCAACATCAGCCTCAAAAAATGTTTCCAATTCTGCAAAATCTTTCCAATACTGTCTTTCAGATGCTAACCATTCTTGAAAAATAGAGTTTTGAAATTTAGGTCCACAATATACTATAAGTGCATCATTATCCATGTCATTCAACATCTTTTGTGATATGTGTCGAGGTTCAAAACCTACTAAGCGATCTTTGATCAAATCATAAATCTCTTGTTTCCGTCCCTCCAATTTCTCTTCCAATGTTGGTTCTGGATCTGACCACAAATTTTCATCCTTATTTTCCACAACGATAGTTTCCTTCTCTTCTTGTATTGCCTCTAGTGTTTGTGGTTTACACTCACTTGGACAATCACATATCGTCTCAGGTCTCTTGCATCTCTTACAAAACCCCAACTTGTTAAAATTTCGGGCTCGTTCGAGTACATTTGTTTGTGATTTAAGATGTCTCTCGGATAGAAGCACTACAATGTCAAGATAGGTTTTGAGATCTAAATCTTTACACACTACAGGTTTTCCTCTAAGATTCACTGTCATAATCTTCCACCTGTATGAACCAACTTTTGCATTAGGACTAGATGATTCTATTGGAACACATTCTTGCATAGTAAGTTTCCAAACATTTTTACACAATCCTTCTGGTCCCCCTTGCAATTCAGGATGTGAAGTGTCAAGACACAAAGATCCTGGCATACGATACTCATCCATCACAGATACTCGAGTGTGATAAAACCTCCTCAAAGCTGACTCTGGACAATTACTAAAATAACGAACTCCATAATCTTCCAAATTTGATGTGATGACACCACATTTGAACGCTATAAAAACAACTCCTTTAGCATTCAACTCAGCTTTAACAGCCTGAGCAGAAACATTGTTGAAAAATTTGATAATGACATCTGTTGGAGAAGTTTCTGTAAACTCTGCTTTTCCATTTCCAAGATCGTCCATATAGACTCCCATGATATCTGATGTATAGGTAGAATCATATTTGTCGAACATATCTTTGGTCATACATCCTTTCTCGCTTGAGTCAAAATCCATTGCGTTCAAACTTGTTCTCATAGTCAATAAAGACAATGTAGACTTCCCAACACCAGTTGGTCCTGTAAGACCCCATCCAATAGGAGCAAACCTCAACTGAGTGTTACGATGCTTGGCTCGGATTTGAAATTGCAAATTGACCAGTTGTGAATATCGTGATTGAAGCCAAATAGCTGTGGGGCCATCTGATTTCAATGCTTTCATTTCACAAACCATTCGAAGGGTATGTTCGAGTTTTCGTTCAAACTCATGCAAATCATCAACATTTCCAGCAATGGCTTGATCACCATTAGCTAACAAATAATCACACTCAGTATTGAATTCTTGCATTTTTTGATCAGCATACAATATAGGTCGCAACGACCTCTCCTGAATACACCGATAACCTGTCTCTGCAATCCACACAAATGTTTTGACAGTTGCATCCATAACATCAACCGCAGCCAATTGTTCTTTTGCTGCTTCCAAAGAAATAAGTTTTTGTCCAAATGGACTCCACTCAATAGCTTTGATAGAACAAACAGACATAGACATAGC